GAGTAGGTTCCGCTGGTTCAAAACCTTCCTCAACTCTGAACTCAGACTGAGGTACAGGGTTAACCCTAATGAAGTTGCCATTAGAGTCTAAGTCTAGGTCACCGTTACGGTATGCAGACTGCAGCATGTATTGGACATCTGAGTCACGCTTTAATCCGCTTGCCTGTTTAGCTACTTCCTGTGCCTTGGCGCTAGGAAGAATGCCGTCGGTGGTAAGAGACTTAATCTTGTCTACCGCCTTTTGATACTGATCAGGGCTGTAGTGGGTAGCACTGCTCTTCTCAGGCAGGTTCTGTGTTTCTTCGTACTTTGGCAGTTCAGACAGCGATTTAAACGCAGAATGAAGCTGCGGCTGGGACATGCTAGAGAGATCATTGTCTCCTGTTGCCCGCTGCAGGAAGTATTTAAACCCGACCGCGTCGGTGTTGATGTTCTTTTGCTTGGCGATGTTTACAACATCTTCTGGCTTGTAGATTACTTCACCGGTGTACCCGGTCTTAGCTGCGATGAGACTGTTTAAATCAGCCTTCTCAGCTTCTGGCAGTTGACCGGGCATAGCATCCCGGATGTCTTCGATGGAGTAGTCGTTTAAACCGGGCTTACCCATCTTCTTACGCTGCATGTCAACGTAGGCTGCAATCTTGGGTGAGCGGCTGGTCAGTTCTTCTTTGGTAAAACGACCCAGTGGGTTGTCCAAAGAGTCGCCGACGGTCAAAGCCCTAGCAGGTTTATTCTCTTCTGGCGCAGCTTCAGTAACTTCTGGTGCAGCAGCTTCTGAGGCTGGGGCAGTCTTCTGGAATTGGTTGTACTCAGCAGCTAATTGCTCCAACTCTGGAGCCATTGCCTTGATCTGCTCTTCAAGTTCCTTGTTGTATAAACGGTCTGCGGTCTCAGTTACGGATCCTTCTTCGACCTTACGGATCTGTCCCTTGAGTTCAGCCTTACGCTTCTCTGCAGCCTGATACCGTCCTGCGATATCTTGAGGCTGTGGAGGGACTACCTCCTGAGTGGCCTTTTGAGCCTCTGCGTCAGCGATTTGCTGCTCTTCATATGCTTTTTGCTGTACCTGTGCCTTGGCTCCCCGTTTGTCCAAGGCGCGACCAGCAGTGCCAAGCGGTGACAAGAGAGCGGTTTGATACGCTATTTCGCCATATTCCTTGTAAGCCTCTGGGCCTGTAAGGGGTTTGCCTGCTTGGTAACGCTGTATAGCCTGCTGAATAATTTCAGTTGGGAACTCGGCAGCAAAACCTATTGTTGTACCTTTGGTTATGGTGGCTGCAAGGCTTTCCTTGGCTAGTCTTTCAACAGATTCAGCACTACCTCTTACTAAGGCAGCTTCAGGAATTCCAAGCATTTTTCCAAAGATGCCACGCCCAAAAAATGGCAAATTAGCAACAGCATCTAAAGCTGCTTGAGGAACCGCTGCTCCGGCTGCGGCTGGAACATTGATATCAATTGGTTTACCTGTACTAACTTGCTCTTCAGCTTGAGTTTCAACGTTTCCAGCAAGTTGACCGGGGTAACTAGCACCTACGGTTCCAGCAACGCCACCTAAAATAGCGCCGATAGCTCTACCACGACCGCCTAACACAGAGCCTAATTTAGACCCCGCTGCCGCTCCGGTTCTTCCTCCAGCATACGATAGGCCAAACTGAGGTATTTGAGCAGCTATAACTTCAGGTGCATCTGAGGCAAGTTGACCCAGACCAGAGAAGAATCCTTTTTGTTTAAACGCCTCTGCTGTTCTATCTAGGCTAGGGCTTTGTTCGTATTTCTTATCAAACTCAGCCTGACGAGCTAAAGCATCACGGGCAGCTTCATTCTTGTCACCAAAAGCTACACCGCCAGTGGTTTGAATGCCCGAAATAAGCTGCTCAATTCCCTTTTTTCCTTGAGCAATTACACCTGATTCTTTGACAAACGGTTGTGCCGCTTCAGGTTTTAAAGAATATAACGTTGCAGTTAGTTCCTGCTCTGAAGCTCCCTCCGGGGCCTGTAAGTCATAAATGTTTCCATCAGGTGCTTGAAGGGAATAAATACGCATAACGTTTAGGCTGGTCGTGATCCAACAATTTTAGCTCCGGGCAATGCAGGCATTGTACTAGCAGCGGGTGCAACTGTGGTGTTATTAGGACCAGCGGGGTATTGGCTTTGAAGTGCGGCAACTGCGGCTGCATAGTCAGCAGCCATCTTCTTCCCGGTTGGGGAGTTAGAGTTCCTGAGAACTGGAGGATAAGACTCATCCAACTTTGCCATACCTTGTGCAATTTTTGCTGCCCTGTCAGTACCAGCAGACTCTCCCTTAATCTCTAGACCACGAGCAATAAGATCTGCATTGGTTTTACCTTGCTGGAAGACCTCATAGGCTTGTCTGTAAGACAGCTTTGGATCATCCCTCATCAACCTTTCGATGACCTTGGTCATATCGGTCTTGTCCATCATCTTGGAAAGCACAGCGCGTTCTTCTTTCTCGCGCTCCTTCTTACCAGCCACGGCAGACAGACCTGCATTACCAATATTCTCAAAGGCGTACTGAGATTTACCAGCCATCAAAGCTAGACCAAACTGCAGCCAATCATCGTTGGTAAAGCCTTTGGTTTTTGCAGATGGAGGAACAGCGTCCTTGGCATCATCAATGATTTCTTTTTGGTCTTTCTTGGTCAGGTCTTCCTTTTTAAGGGGGTATCTGTTCTCAAGACTTTGTATCTCTCTAGGCATATCTTCTGTAGAAGACTGAGCCGCAGGAGTGTTTAAAGCTTCAACTTGCTTGGCATCTGTCCGGCGAGGATCAGTTGCTGCAAATGCGCTGCGCTCGGTTTGAGCACCAGCAGCGTTTAAACCAGAAGCTATTCTTGGAACATTAACGGCTTTATTTACTCTGTTGACTTGGGCTGCCTTGGCTAAGTCGGCTGCTTCGGCCTGCTGACGTAACAATTTAGCAGTTTCGTTGGACTGGTCAACAGATTTTTGGGCTGCTCTAGCAGCATCTGTGTCACCCTTCAAAGCGCGAGCCAGTCGAGTGTTTTCTGCAGCGGCGCGGAGTGCTTGAGCTTCTTGCGTAAGGTTTTCAATGCCTTGCGCTACAGGTTTGGCAATACGAGTATTGGCTATTTTTTGTGCGGCAGCAGCGGCAGCAGCCACGGCTTCAGGAGTGGCTTGTACAGCCTCCTCAAGCGCCTTAGCACCACTTTGAATTCCTCGTGCCATACGAGGAGCACCACCAAAACCACCACCAAAGGCGTTTAGTGTGTTGGAGAAGTTACGCTGAAACTCTTGCGGGATACCAGCGTAGTCTGCGCCTTTTTCAAAGATAGATCGTTGATCTACAGGTTCTGGAGCCTGAACTCTGGGAGCATCGGCTCTGCGACCGGGGATTCCAAACTCATCAACTTCATAGCCGTCAACAACTCTAGGTTGAGATGATTGTGCATTAACCGCAGAAGCTGTTTGTGCTGCAGGTAAAGATTCGGCTTGTGCTGTAGATCCGGGTGCAAGTTTAAACGCAAACTTCTGAAGCTTCTTCAGGTAACCCTGAGCTTCGGTTGGCAAAGCTGATGCATTCAATTCACCCTTGTTTGCACGTAAATGCTTGTTTAAGACTGTCTCGCCTTGGTTGTAGGCTACAGCAATCTTAGCTGGATCTCCTGCGTACTTCTTGTTTAAATCAGCCATAAACGCAATGGAAGCGTCGATGTTTTTGTATGGATCTTTGCGGTCTTCTGGGTTTACACCGTAGGCTTTACCGGTGGCTTTGGTAAGTTGACCGATACCCTGTGGCCCTGTTGGAGATTGAGCGTCAGCCCTGTAGCCAGACTCAATTTTAAAAATAGAATCCACTAGAGAAGGATCTACACCACTTTCTTTGGCCCTTGCCAAGGCATATTCACGGTACACATCTTTTTCATTACGCGCCTCATTGCTGTAAACATCGCCACCTTTATCAAAGGCAACAATGCCACCGGAAGCCATATTCATGTCCACTGGCAAAGCAGCAATACCCACATCTTCTGGTAGTTCAGTCATTGCAGAAAGCTGCTGATCAGCCACTGTAGGCTGCTGTTCCTCTGGGCGAGGTGCAGACCTTGTGTCTTTCCTGCGGATAGACTCAGAAATTGCCAATGAGAATGCGTAAGGATCTTGCTTATGCATTTCTGCAAACTGCTTTAACTCCCCATCGGGAAGCATTGAGAGCTTACGTGTGATTTGAGTTACGTTGATCATAATTTACATTCTGCTTATAGCGAGATCCGCAAGACCAGCACGAACTTGTCCACCCTGTTTAAACAGGCCAGCGGACTTTGCAGCAATGCCTGCACCAGCAACTTGGGTCAGCATTGAGGGAGGAGCTTGGTACATGGTAGATCCAAGCTGAGAGGTTGGTAAACCACGAACAATGTCAGACATAAAGCCGATTTGCTTGTATGGGTAGTTCTGCTCTGCGTTGTAGTTTTGAGTTCCAACATTAAGCAGATTTTGAACCTGCTGCTGCTGCTGGGTTCCTAGTGCGTTCTGCAGGTTTAGGTTACCTGTGGTTTGTCCGTACAGGTTTTGACCTTGAGAACCTAATGCGGCATAACCTTGTAGTCCACGGCTTGTGTCTGCGTTAAACTGATTCTGGGCATTGGTGTAAGCATTCTGTAAGCCAGCAGCTTGGATATCACCTTGCTGAATCCCTAAGTTACGCTCACGCTCTGCTCGCATGATTGCGTCACGGGAACCGCCAAAAGCGCCAGACTGTGCTGCTTGGGCTTGCTGTTGGGTTCCTTGAATGGCAGACATCCTTGCTGCGTCACGCTGTTGATTCTGAATCACGCTTTGGATATACGGACTCATGTACTGGTCGGCTTGGGGTTGACCAAATGTAGCCCCTGCCAAATCCTCCAGACCTCCTGCGGATGTTTTTGAATAATACTCTTGGCCTAGCTTGCCTGCCTGTCCAAAAGCCTGCTTCTGTAAATCTGTAAACGCAGCAACCTGATCTCCTGAAAGACCCTGTGACTTAGCCCAGTCTGCGTAGCTTTGGTACGGGGTAGATACGGCTTGCTGCGCTGTACCAAGCAGAGTCTCTGCGTAAGGAGCAATTTGAGGGGCAAAGCCCGTTTGATACTGTACTGTTTGATCTGCCATGATTGCCCCTTATGCTGGAAGATAGCGAGCAGACTTGCTGTTCACTGCTGTTTTGTTTTTGCCGACTGTCTTTTTCCGCCCTGCCTGAATGCGGTCAAGCATCTTGTAAAGCTGTCTAGCTCCTGCCTCTGTAGAGCCATTGCCCAGTTCTGAAACAATTCTGGCTGGGACTACAAACTCACCGTCAGCGAGTCGTGCTGGCTGCTTGCGTCCAATTCTAGCTGGGATGCTGTCAGACACACCGTCTCCGGGGCCTTTGAGTAGCTGCCCGCCATCAGAGTAGCCGCCGAGAGAGCCTAAGCCGCCGCCAGCCAAGGCAGCAATACCGCCTTTGCTAAACATGCTACCGTCAATGCCGCCGTCTGGTGTCATGCCATAACCGCTATCAGTTACCCCGTAAGAACCGCCTTGGTTCTCGCCTTTATTACCCTCAGCAATAGCGTTGGCCTGTGCCTGTGCAGCATTAGCAGCAGCATTTACGGCTGCGTCATTTACACCTAAAGTATTGGCGGCGTTAGCCTGCGCTTGGCTCTCTACCTCTGCATTGGTTGCCGCATCTTGAGATTGCGTAGAAACCCCTGTTCCCAGTGTTCCTTCGTTATAGCCTGTATTCCAGCCACCGGTTACTGGGTTTTTGCCTTGAAAGACATCAACAACTGAATTAACCATATTAAGCGGGTTTAGAAAACTAAGGAACGATAAATCGTCTTTAATACGCGCTCCACGAGTTGTACCAACTGGGTTGCCCTCTGCTATATCTTTATCGTCTTCTGCATCCATAAAAGCATCAATACGTGCTTGTTCTTTGGGGTCTCTGTCACCTTTACCGGGCATAAGGCGTTCTTGCAAACTAGCCAAACCTGCAGTACCAGCAGTACCAGCAGTACCAGCAGCGCCAGCATCGGGAACCCACACATAGGTGTTTGTAGCTGCGTCTAGTACATAGCGACCGCCTGTTCTGGTAAGCATGTCTGCAGGCCGTATTGCACCTGTTGCAGACTTTTTAAACAACATTGGATTGGTTGATTCGGGTTTACCCATGAGGTAATCAAATGATTTTTGTGAGTCTGTACGTGTGTCGTAAGCTACTTGAGCGTTCTCATCAACAGCGCCACCTTCAGCCATACTCCGCGAAGGTACTCCACCATATGTACCAACTGATTGGTTACCAAACTCTCCTGTTGGTATTGCGCTTTCCTGATATATACGTCCTGTAACAGGATCACGCTTCATTGTGCGAATATATCCCGGAGAAGGGTTGGCTTCTGGTCCAGAATCTTTATTGCCAAATGAGTCCATTAACATTGGTGCTGCAAGCAATGCAAGATTCATCTTGTTGTCTTTAAGGAAGTCCATAGGCGCTTTTGCTGCTGCGCTAAAGCCTGTACCAATATCAGGTTTAGATGCTGCTTGAATAGCTGCGACACGCTCTGTATCCGTTAGGTTTGGCATAGTTGTGTCAAATGCAGCATTTGCTGCGCGAGCGTTTACACCGCTGCCCATGTCTCCCAAGCTTTGACCCAAACCAGCGCCACCATAAGCACCCATACCAGCCATGATGCCCTTCTCAAGGCTACCAGAAGCTAATCCAGAAATTCCACCAACGGTAAGGGCTGTGCCAGCCGCTTCACCAAGACCAAACAAGCCGCCAACAGCAGTACCAACTCCGGGAGCAAAAGCATTAAGTGCGAATCCTGCGACTGCGGGTAGGATGTTTTCTAAGAAGCCTGCTTCAGGAAGACCTGTTTCGGGGTTAATAGTCAGTGAACCGCCATGTGCCATCGCTAGAGCCTGCAGACCCTGCACCTCTTTAGGAGACATGTGTACCAGAGTACGATCTGGGCCGCGACCTTGCGCTGCCATTTGGGTTGCTAGATTCTGTAGGCTCATACTTTTACTTTCAGCACGTTACTGGCGGTTGTATCGTAGTAGACATCGCCTACACGAAGGTTAGCTAAATCTGCCTGAGTTGGCAAGCTCGGAGTGGCTGTTCCGGGGACAGGGGGTGCGCTCAATGCCGCAATTATATTGGCTCCGATGCGTTGTGTGGCGATGTTAATTGGGCCGCTGTTATCTAGTTGGTTGAAATACAACCGCAGCAAGGTGGTAAATTGATCTTGGTATGCACGATCGTACTGATCCGGCGCAGCAGGAAGACGTGGGGCGACTACGTTCTTTTGTGCCATTTATCGTCTGCCGTCAGGTCTGATGTCCACCCGTGGGCTACCTAGCTGCCACTGAGTACCAAGCGTGTTGCAACTTACTTTCATTGACATCTGGCGACCGCGCACCCGAATGTTTACCTGCCCAGTGAAAGTGTCTAGTTCAATAGGGTATGTCTGCGTAGCTGTTACGGCTTGTGAGGCTGTAGCACTTGTACCGCCCACCGATAAGGGGTTGTTGTACCCAGAGCCGGAGTTCTGCAATGGCAGAAGCTGCATTATTAGGCTAGGTGTAGTCCCATCTGTAGAGCCACGGAAGGTCAAGTCCGGCAGCATACGCCAAGCAAACGCCATGTTGTGCCCGTCACCGATGTCAAACTGAGAGCTTGTAATGCTTGACTCAATGGCTATAGGAGTGTCGCCAGTATTGTCATCTACACCCGACTCGTGGTTGACAATGTTATATGAGTAGGTAGCCGCCATAGGAAAAGTACGTAGACCCGAATCCAGCCATGCTGTGCGAGCCATATTGCCGTACATCCAGATGTCTTCCAAATAGTTGTAGATCACGTAGCGGTCTACGGTAGTGGAGTTTGAGGAGCAGTAGAAGAACCAAATCTCGTTAAAGCCCTCGTTGGTGTTAGCAAAAATCTGGTCGGCTTGCTGCAGATTGATGTCACTGTAAATGTACTGGCGCAGGTCACAGCGCATGGTCTGAACTCGACCGTCGTATTTATAGAACTTGTCTATGCCCATCCAGAAAACAGCGCCAGAGCCAATAGCAGCGGCGTTAGGCCCCGCAATTGAGACGTTATCAGCAAGAAGTTGTGTGCCCCAGACGTAGGGTGGTCCAAGGTACTGCAGGGAATATATTGCCGAATCAGACCAAACCACGATCTCTTGGCGGCTTTGTATTGCGGTGACAATCTTAGAGCCGTGCGACAGGCGAATACTACCAGCTTGGTTTGTAATTGCGGGAGCCCACTCTAGGTACGACTCTTGGTCAGACCAGCGGATAAGCATGGGATCAAACTCGGTGCTTCCAAAGTCATTGGTTCCAAAACAAATGGTAAAACGGCTTGCATCAGAAATAATAAAGTTTGCCTGTGTCAGCGGAACGCTCGATGCTCCGTTTAATGCAGTAAGCGCAATGCCCCGCGAAGAGATTTTGTGTGTCCCAGACTGAGACCCCGACGTGTTAATTGTTGTTGATAGTGTGTAGGTAAGACCTGTTGGCGCACCTGCCGTGGTTGTAACCCCGGAACCGCCTACAGTAGTGGATAGGGTAAATGTTGTAGCGCCATTGGTGGCTATAACGTAATAAGTTGTGGGGTCGGTGTATCCAGTAATAGAGCCTGTGCCACCCAAGGTTCCGCTAATTACTAATGACTGCCCAATAGCCAACCCAAAACTTGGGGAAGTACAACCAAATTGCCCTGCTGTCCCTGTAATAGTTACGCCTGATAACGCTGCACTTGAAGTTGTGGATGTAGCTAGATTAAATGTGGTGCTTGATACATACCGTGTGTAGTACACCGTGCCCACAACAAGCCCTGTAGGTAGTGCCCCGTCAGTCTGAAACGTAATTGCTGTTTTGTCCGCTAGTGTTACTGCTGTGGTGACTACGCAGGGGGTCGCAATTGTCATGGTCGCAACGACTGGGGTAACCCCAATGTTGGCATTCCACAGGTACAGAGGCCCGTTACGTGGCCCAAAAAGCAAGTCTTGACCAAAGTTGTTCTGGTTCCAAATACGCATATTGAGCAGGGTAGTAGCTCCAAAGCCCCAAGAACCCGAACCCCAAGCGCCTGATCCCCAACCAACAGATGGAACTGAATATGCGGGGCCCACGTTAACTTGATACACGGCATAGACTGTGCCGCCACCCGTAGTCGAGGATGTTGCTGCTGTAGCAGATGTAATGGTGTAGGTAGTCGCGCTTAGGAAAGTAATCTGGTACTCGCCAAGGATGGTGATGCCGCCCACGGCTGTGCCGCCAAAAAACGTAACAAAGTCCCCATCCACATAACCACCCGCAGCGTCCGTTACTGTTACGGTAGTGGATAGGTTTACTGTTGTGAAGGGGTCGGTCAACGTGGATTCAGCGCGGATAGGGGTAATGTCCCGGTAGAGACCACCAAGTTCAATGTAGAACTTTAAGTTCGTGCCAACACCAAGCAGGTTTAAAAAGCCCAGCGTGACCCAGTTTGACAAAGAACGGCATACGCCTACAAATACTGCTGAAGATATACGCGCCCACCCCCCGATCTTCTCTGGCGTACCAAAACGGAACCTAATGTTGTCGGATTCATAGTACCCACCTTCCGTTGTCAGTCGGGTTCCTTCTCGGTTAACACCGGGCTTGAGCAAAATTTTTTGTAAACTCATGGCTCATTTTCCCATGAATTAGGCAAAAGGTCGAGTACCGCTGCGGTCGATGATAAGCGCAACTCCTCTGGGTTCTGCGTCTTCTGTGTTGGGGATACTGATGTGTGTCCAACGGTCAAACTCGCGGATGATCTGGTCATAGGGTAAACCCGCAGCAATCACGGCGCGGACTACCTCATCTGGGGTCACTCCCGGTACTCGAAGGTCAGCCGCGCACCCCTTACGATGCTGAGACTTGTCAGAACTTCCAACTGCATCGTTTACACGCTTACTGCGGAAGGCAGAGTTAATCATCACAGGTTTACCACCAAGGGTTTCTTTGACCTGCTCCAGCAATTGCGCCAAGCGTTGCAGGTTACTAATTTCTTCCTGTGTTGGGCTGTTGTCAAACTCACGGTGGTCGGTGACGGTCAGTTCGTCAAGGGTAAAGTGTTTACTTAGGTGGGTCATTTTTTACCTTTCATATCGGCTAATTTCTCAAGCGTTCTGCCACCAAAGTACGCGCCCATCACAAGCATCCCCCACTGCCCAAGCAGCGTAACATAAGACTCGGAAATCTTGAAGCCAAAGCCGTCCAGAATAGCCAGCGTAAGGTAAGCGGTCAGGATATACACCAAGGTCATTGGGCGCACATTTTTAGACAGCCACGAATCCGAAGCCATGTCAGCAGTCCAGCGGTCTGTAGTGTTTTGCTGCTCTGCTTTAAACATCTCGGTTTCGTTTGCCATTTGAGCCAACTCGCCATTTTGCTGCATCTGAAACAGTTCAGCTTTGGCCTTTTCAGCAGCAATCGGGTCGGGCAAAAAACGGTCAATGAGTTTGCCCCCAATAGCGGCAAGTGGGTTTAGGTCACTCAAGGTCATTGTTTACTCCTAGATAACATGGTTGCGGCAATACTCAGCATGGTTCGTGCTGATTCTAAGTTTTCGGGTTCGGTTTCCCATCCCACGGTTATCTGCCCCACAAACCGCCCCGGTTCAGGTGGAACACTGATTCTGCAAGTATAGGTAACGCCCTTGTTGATGTACCAAATACCCATCTCAGACTGCGCTGTGCGGTACTCACCGCAAGGGATTTCGTTTGCCATCAGCTTCACAACGTCGGCGTTATTGGCTGCGTTGTTTGTAAACAGTCCGACATCCAGCCCGTCATTGGTTTTGTCTCTGCCGTCCTTGGCGTAGGCTCGGTACAGTATGCGAGTCCCGAACATTGGGTTGACTTTAAACACCGCAACGATAGTGGCGTTGGTGGTCTTAAACAGGTGGGCAGAAGCATCCTCAACACGGTCCTCGGCAATGCTGGGTATCTTCTTGGATTCTTTGTAAGCCCCAATAAGCAGGTCTTGGTTTGTGTACACAAAGTAACCAGCAAAAGCAACTACGCCCATGACAAGGATAGCGATAAGTTTAAACGGTGAATCCACATACCCAAGAACTTTATCAAGGGTTGAATTAGCGTTTAAAGTTCCTTCGCTCACAGCTTGCCTTTCATTGCAATTACACCCCAAGCCACCAAGAAAAATATGGCGGCGGCTACCAGTATGCAAAGCCCCATCGTGATGGCCTCGTCTATTTCTTGCTTGCGGTTCTTAGCCGCTTTAGCATCCAGTATCTCCTGCACTTTCCTGCGCTGCACTATGCTGTTGCGCTCAAGCAGAATCTGACTCCACAACTGACTCTGGCCCTGATTGATAAAGTGCCACTTAAGTTCTTCCTCAGCCTTGTTCAGTTCATGCAGTTGCATGACTGTGCTCATCGCTTGGCTAGTGTCAGAAGAGTATTTCTTCTTTGGGTCTTTTACCGCTTCCTTGGCTACCTTTTCCTTCGCGTCAAAAAACTTCATCACGTCATTCGTGATGCCCTGCACATCTTTGCCCATTTTGATTGCGGCCTGAATGCCTTTAATGGCTCCTTGGGCTATGGCAAATGCGCTAATTGGGTCGATCATTCTTGACCTCCACAACCCAGCGGCACACCCTCCCGTCCTTGTCTAAAAACTCATTGGCTCCATACTTCTCGCTCGGCAGTACGACGCGGCACACCAACACGATTTTTGTCTCGGTATTGGGCCACGGTACTTGAGCAGAAGCAATTGCATCAATCATTCGTCCGCAGGTAGTGGTGTGTTAATAACAGGGATTTCCTCATCTGCGCCGTAGACCTTGCCGCCTTCGGCTTGGTACTTTAAAAAGGCTTGGTAGTCTGTGTTAGCGGGGTCAAATGGAATAGATACACCATCAGACCTAACAAGCGCTTCATCACGCAAAATTTTATAAAGTGTATAAGTTACCATTTACAACTCCGAAGAAAATGTTGCGGTGGAAGCTGTTGAATTTATAGCTTCAATAAAATAAGGAATTAAAGCTGTCATAGCTGTTGATGTTCCAATAACTTTTGCTATCAAAGTAGAAGATTCTGTTGCAGAAATAACAATGTTGCTTAATGTTTGAGATGTAACACCATTTGACGCAGCCCAAGACCCTGCGTATGCAAATGCTGGTGTAGCTCTCATTTTTACAGGAAATGTTGTAAACGCTAACATTGATGTTGTGCTTGCCGCAGTGCCGCCAGTTGCAAATTTGTTATATACAGAATCACCACCATAAACAATGCAATACCGCTGTGCAAGCTGAAGCTCGGTGGAATAAGGCCGATAGTCAAACGATGTGGCTGTGCTGCCTTTTTCAAGCTGAACGCCTGTGATGTAGAAGGTGGCTCCGTTTGTGCCGACTACGCTGGTTGCTCCTGTGGCAGAGTCGTATTCTGTACCAGCCCAAGCACCAGCGGTTCCTGAATATGTAGAGCCAACACCTAATCCAATAGAGATGTAAAGACCGACACCGTTTGTAGTTAGCCAAGTCCCCGATGTATCTCCCGCAATAGTTACTGATTTTTGCTCCCATGTATTTGCGGAAGAAATTGTGTAACTAAAAGGATACGAGCGAGTATATGCACTGTTTCCAATTGACCCGCCAAATGTTCCTGTTAAAGAACTGCGCACCCAAAATGACAAGGTTACTGAAGCCGCGCTTGCAGTCCCCCACGCAAAATCTGAGATATTTAAGCCTTCAACCCGTTGGACAATTTGAAACAAATCGGTGCTACTTATGGAATATGCCGAACTTGATGTAACTCCAAGATAGTTAATAAATCCAGCGGGCGGCGTTACCGAACCAGCATTTTGCTGGACTGTAAATTTAGAAGCTACTGAACCATACGCAAACCATCTATCAAGGGTATATTGAACGGCAGTAGTTTGAGTAAATGAAGCTGTACTACGCTGACTTATTCCCATCGCACCATTGATGATGCGGTTACGGAAGGCTAGACCACCATAAAACGCACTTGTGTTTTGGGTTGACGCATCATTGAATGTCAAACCATTTGTTCCGTTTAGACTTACTGACATAGTGTCTCCTTGTATGCCCATTCCATTCCATACGCTGTTTTTGACTTACCTAAACAGCACTTACTAATTGTAGTTCCGTGTCCTTTGTAAGACCTAGCGGCTTCAGATACAGACATAAATTCTTTTTGGGTTGTTAAACAAACAACAGCCTTTGATGGCTTACCCCCACCTTCAGGACGTTTTCTTCCGTACAACGGGCTGTTAACTCCTTTTGGCTTGCTAACACCCAGCATAGCGCCAACTTTTCCCCACATAGGATTTAACTCCCCAAGATACCGTGCGCTCATTTCTGGGCGGGGTATGCCTTTCTTTGGGTGCAATTTTCCATACATCGGGTGATGAACCCCAGAAGGCGCTCCGTCAAACCCGTTTTCCGCAATTAGGTTGGCCCACTCTGGGTTGTTTGCAACGTCATGCAGTTCACTAAACTCTTTTGCGGCAGCAAGGCATCTGGCTTCTTCAAAGTAAACACCGAGAACGCCTACGTCAATGTCTTTGCCATGAACTTTTAAATGACGTTTCCAGTAATGCCCACTACCTCTGTAATACTTTAGCGTATTCAGTTGTGCTGTTTTGCAGAAATACTTCAGCCCTGTGACCCTGTGCGTCATCACGAGCAAAGCAGTAGGTGCAAAATTACTCATTGCCAAACCCTGTTGCTGCTGTTGCCTGTACCGAGGCATCGTTGAACGTGATGCCTGTTGTGCCGCCTATTGATGTGGTCATTTTGGAAACTCCTCTTTTACCGCTGTGATTGCTGCCTTCCAAGTGTCCATGCCACCGTGATACAGCAGGTCAAGCTGGTCTGCAATTGATGGGTATGCTGCGGCACGTTTGTCTTTGTATGCGTTGGCATCCATGTAGGCTTGCACAGCAGCCTCGCTGTATTGCACGGGGTTGCCAGCAGCGTCGAAGGCTTCATCGCCACGGATGGTTACTACTGTTGGATGCAGCTTATAAATTACTTCTTGTTTTATCATGCTGCAATCTCCATAAGAGTAATTGTAGAAACTGCGGAAGCAACTTGGCAACCAGCAAGAGAAGTACCTGAATCTGATGCAATTTGTGTTTTGTAAGTTGTAGATGAAGTTGTCGCTGGACTATCTAAATAATTAGTGCTTGCAGAAGCAACACCAATAAATGCAGTTGAACCTGATGCAGCACCATATCTGCAAAATATAGATAAATCAGTAGAGTTTCTTAATAATTTGAAATTTGCAGAAGTGTCAGAAGTGCTTTTGTAAACACCATTTTGACTTACTAATACAAGAATTTTGCTGGTTGTGGATGTTGGTGTAATTGAAGCAGTTAAACCTGTATCAGCATAAGTAACAGATGCGTTTGTAACTGCTGTTGAAGTTGTAGCATTAACCACCTGCAACACAGTGCCAGCCGTAGCTGTTGTCAGCATAGTCCCTGTCACCGCAGGGACTGTGACCGTAAAGTTACTAGCTGTGTTTGTTGGGACAAGTTCGATGCTTCCACCGCTTGCCGCTGCGAGTTTAACTCCCATTATTTGTTCTCCAGTGCTGTGAGTCGAGTGGTCAGGGATGTGATGAGGGCTTGTTGCTCTTGGATAGCGGCTGTTAGTGTGGCGACCAAGAAGCTGGTGTCGATGCCTTGGTACTTGGGGCGTGTGGCCTCGTTGCCGTCTTTGTCGGTGTAGGTTTCAACTGCATCTTTCTCACCAACAACAGCTTCAGGCACAACCGCTTGCAATTCGTGTGCGATAAAACCTTGCCCAAATAATCCATCCTCTTTCCATGTGTATGTACACGGTTTCAACAATGCAACTTTATCAATTGCACCCGTCATTGGTTGGATATTTTCTTTTAAACGGTAATCAGAGGTAGTGCCGTATGTTGTTCCACCAGCGGTGGTGCTTACTAAGCCTTTGTAGGCTCCTTGGTAGTACAGGTAAATATTTTCACCCGTCTGGCTATTAATGCCTACTCCATAAGCGCCAGATGCATTTGTGTTTGTAAAATATGCCGTAAATTGAGAAGCTGTTGATTGAGAAACATTAAATTTTGAACCCCCACCCAAAGTGCTTGTAGTCCCCACCAGCAAGTTACCGCTGATGTCGATGCGGGCGCGTTCAGTACCGCCTCGTGAAAACACTAAATTACTGTTGTTCTCAATGTCCCAGTAATTTGTTGAAAGGTCATTTAATCGCAGCACAACAGCGCTTGATTTTGTAAGTTCAAGACGTGCGCCCGGAGAAGCAGTGCCAACCCCCACGTTCTGACTTGTATCAATCGTGACTGCTGTTGTCCCTGCGCTTTGTAGTGTTAAGGCTGTGGCTGCTGCGGATGTGACGGTGTTGGTGTTTGTGAGCGTATTTGCCCCTGTAACCGTACCTGACCCGTTAATTGTGATTGTCATGTTTGTTCCTTACAAAATTGTCCAGACCGAGCCAGACGGTACGGTTACTGTGATGCCATTGTTGATCGTCAGGGGTCCGGCGCTCATGGCATTCTTGTCTGTGGTGATGGTGTAGTCTTCCGTTACGGTGATGTCATTCTCGTAAACAAAACCGTTTCCGGGGCCACCTGTTGCACCGCCTGACGATGAAATCTTAATAAAGTCAACCCCGTTCCAAGCTGCTACGCAATTCTCGCCAGCACCCAAGGTAATCCCAGTGGTAGGTCCAGCACCTACGAGCTTGATGTTCTGTGTGCCCGATGTCTTGTTAATTAAGATATAGGGCTTTGACCGGGCCGGGGCTGTGATGGTGCGAGTGACTGTGCCTCCCGCTGTCCACAAAATAATTGCCTGACGCGCTTGGTTGGCTGCTAGGTCCGTGGTGCTTAAAGTTACGTCAGAGTCCGCGCTGAGTGTAGTCGTGCCTGCTACAGCCGTGTCTAGTAGTGAGGTAATAGAGTCGTTGACTGTATCGCCCCAAGTGCCGTATAGCTCCCCATCGACCGGGAGGGCCAATCCTAAGAGCGTGGTTGCTGATGTGGTCATCTCAAATCCTTACGGGTATGTAGCTATTGTATTAAAAAATAATGGTTTTGGGTAGGTCATACGACTGTCCAAACCGAACCAGTAGCAATTGTTACCGTTATTCCGTTAGCCACCGTTACGGGGCCAGCACTCATCCCGTTGTAGTTTGCGGGTACGGCGGTGTCTTTGGTGATTGTGATTGCGTTCAGGTAGATGGAGCCGTCTGCTCCGGCGTATATCTCTTGGCCTGCTGTCTCGTAAGTGGACTTGCTCGCTGGGTACGTTACAAAAACATCTTTAGTTCCTGCGGACAGGTTAACCAAGCTACCAGAATTGCTGGAAGTCAGCACCGTAGTACGAGACAGCGTTGTTCCAGAGGATGTGTACGTACCAATACCCACTTCAAACTCAGCCCCGCCGTTGGATGAAATAGTGTAATAGGTAGTGTTCCCATCACCGACGGCTGCAAAGGACTGGAACCCAATGGATGCACCTAGCAATGTAAGCGTACCTGTGCCCGTGGTTGTGGTGGTCTCCTTTACCCGGTCTGCCAGTACTAGTGCCATTTTTTATCCTTGCGTATTGACGACTACCCAATTGGTAGTCTGCGCGTCGTTAATCACACCCCATCCGGGGGTCTGTGCGCTGCCTATATTTTGCCAGCTTACGGTCTGGCTGTCATTGATAACTTCCCATAGTAACCGCACTGAGAACGAATCTGAGCCAGTAGCCGCCTCTTGGAGCGCAGCAATGAACACCGCTGTGGCTACAAAAACATCCGATCCCGTTAGGCTTTCGGTTATTGCTGTCTCAAATATAGCCAAAGAACTTGTCGTATCTGTGACTGCCCCGGTCTCACTTATAAACGCCACAGCCCCTAACTGTCCAAAACTTGCATCCGTACCGGTCGCAGTATCTTCCGAAGTACCAAAGAACACGAACGATGTAGCCAACGCATCCAGCCCCGAAGCAGACTCGGTTATCGAGGTAAAGAACGCCTGCCATGCTGCATCTGCGTCAGTCACTGCCCCGGTCTCTGTAACGGCTGTCTCAAATGTCTGTGCTGCGGAGTCTGTCTGTGTTCCCGTAGCCGCCTCTACCACGGCGGTAATAAACGTCTGTATTGCTGAAGCCGCATCTGTTACCGTGCCTGTTTCCGTCAAGGCTGACACATACACCTGCACTGCCGAATTAATGTCTGTTGCGGTCGCAGACTCTGCCAAACTAGGTGTAAACGTGCTTCCGGCTACTAAGTCAACATCGGTTACGGTTCCTGTCTCTGATATTCCGGTAACAAATGTCTGCGTTGAACTTACTGTCTCTGAGCCTGTACCTGCTTCTGTAACCGCTGTCTCAAACGTCTGCGCTGAACTTATTGTCTCTGTACCTGTTGCTGTTTCTGCCAGAAAAGATACAAAAAGTTGTATAGCCGCTGCTACATCCGTCCCCGTGGCTGTCTCTTCAATGCTAGACGCATAGGTAGTTGGGACTTGCCCAAGGGCGGCAAAGGGAGCCTGAGCAAAGGTGGCGTAGCCAAACATGCGTCAAACCCCGAAGGGCTACACCGCTTCTAGCTGTGCTTCATCAAACCAGCGTTGTTGTGGCTCACCATCAACAGTCCAGCCAATTAGGTACTGCACGTTGCCATCGTCGTCCATACGCATAGCCATGACAGGGCCTTGAGGAACCACTGCCTTTAATTGGACGGTATCGCCTTTTTTAAACTGTGCCATGTTAAATCCTTAGCCAGCCAAGCTGAATGTGTATGTGACATTGAGGGTATCGCCAGAAGCCACCGAACGGTCTCCGGGGGCTGTAAAGTCAGAGGCAGAGAACAGAACACCTGTCGTGCCAGACTTAGTGCTATTGCTAACCAAAAACGCACCGCCCACAGTCGCTGTGGCGTTAATGGTAAACGATGCTGGAGAAGCAGAGTTAGTCTGTACCGATGGGTTGGCTGTAGTAGCTGTTCCGAAAGTAGCCACAGGGCGTGTAGCATTGCTGTAAGGAACGATTTCAGTCCAACCAGCATGAGATGCCATTGTGTCTCCAGCAGCAGGGCTGTTAGAAGCCGCAGCGCCGTACAGTCCAATATACCAAGCAGCGGTATATGCAGAGCCTTTGAAGTACTGGGCGTTCATGTCTTGTAAACCTTCGTTTACCACTAGGTTAGGGCAACGTGCTTCCCACTTCAGATTTCCATCTGCGTCAAGACACTGCATGGTGTAAACACCTTTGGCAGTTGCCGAATCCCCGGTGCTGTTGGCTTGCGTTAATGCGCTTGCTACTGCGTCTAGACCGTGTGCTTTTTCGTTGGACATATCAAACTCCTAGTTAGAACTGCGAATTAACGCTGAAGTGGCTGTATTGGCTGGCATTGTGATGGTAAACGTACCGGTAGATGTTTTATCTGACCCAAAATCTAACACCGCAATGGACTTATTTCCTTGGCTGGCATTGTAAATCAAGGCACACCGTGCTGTCACGGATGTTGACCAAGACGTATTGGCCCAGTTAACGTAGACCGTGTACCCAGAAGTATTAAGTGCTACCCCGGTCATGACCTCGCCACCTGCTGTATAGCCTGACGCTACAACCTCATTGAGGGTGGTATATACCGTGGTAGTCTCATCAAGGTTAGCATCAGCCGTGTAGAGGGCAATCTTAATGGTGTCCGTCAGCAGGTTGTGTACCGCTTGGTACACCTCTGCTTTAAACGAAGTTGTCTGGGTTTGGACGATCATGTGACTGCCTGACGATACTGACCACTACGATACGCATCCTGACGCTCAAGGCCATCGCCAAGTCGTTTAGCCAGCATTAACGCTTCCTTGTACTTGCCATCGTAAAGAGCAACCATGTCAGCCTCACCCTTCATATAGGTGATTGCTTCCACCAACGACCCATAGAGCAACACGGAATCAAAGTTGTCGCCCAACCATGTAGTTAACGCGGTGGTAATGGACTCAGGGTAATAGTAGTAATGTAGTTCTGCGTAGTACTGTGCATCTGGCGTTGGGCCAAGAATAAACGACAACTCATTGGTCGGTACAGGTGGGTTACCCGCAGTTGTAGTAGGCCCGAACAAAGCGTAGTACTTAGGTAGGGCTGTATCCGCAGGGGTTGGGTACGCTTCACGAATGAAGTTAACATCCTTGTTCAGCAAGTAATGGTACGTCTCCGTAGCCGTTCCGTAGCCCTCAATCACCGCTAACGAATAAGGCGAAAGGAAGTCACTGGGGCAAGACAGGTACTTGTTGTTGGTTGACAAAATACCCGTTACGTTCTTACGTATTGAAGGGAACTGAATGGTGTTGTAAATGCGCTGCTCTGCCTGCGTTATGAACGTATTCATATCCGTAGTTGGGAATGTGTTCTCCGTGTAATCGGAGATAGCAACCACTAGAGCAGCGTAGTTCATGCCATTGGGCCTCGTGCCATTACACCTTTAGTAGCTGCGCCTGTGCCACGGATTTTAATTCCATCGGTCTTAGTTGGCTCGTTACCAGCGGATTTACTGATGTTGCCTACGCTTACGTCAAACGAGTCTAACTTGCTGCGGTTAGGTTCTTTGCCGGGATTCTCAGCAACGGTGACACCCTTGCCTGACATAGTGTGGGGTTTAGCGTAGAGGCTGGCAGGGCCAACTTCTTTACCCATGCGTTTCATGCTTTGTGTTGCCATATTAGCCTCGCTTTTGATTAGCTACTTTAGCTAGACCACGGCCTAGCTTCAGCATTTCTTCATTGGTCTTGCCGCCCTTGCTGCCTTTGCCACCATGCTGGATGCCAACGGAGGGACCGCTATCGCCAAGATTTTTGCCTTTGGTTTTACCTTTAGAGGCTACGCCATCTGCAGCTTTTGTGTATGCCATGATTAACTCCTATGAAACGCTTACTGTGACTATACCAACATTTGTCGTCGCAACCAAATAGTTCTGCGTCAACGCAACGTCAAAAAAACTTGCTCCACCAACAGGGTTCCACCCCCACTGGATGTTCCTAGAACCGCCGCTAAGGTACCCATCAGACATTGGGCCCGAAGTAACATATGTGGTATCCCTACGCGGGTTACGCACTGCTTGCGGGTCTTCTACTGGGTACATACCCAACTGCAACTGGGGCTGGTCAGGGTCCCAGCAACTTGCACAGACCAACAAGTTGTATATCTTCGTCTTCTTAATCTCTTTCCTTAGCTCGGTCAGCTTGAACTGCGCTCCGCAACGATCGCACATGGCGATCGAGTGCTTGCCCGATGAGAACATGTTTGCCATTTTTAGATAAACATTTGGCGCGGCACGAACCGCGAGGACGCTGTTTCTCTGTCTTCGGTAGACGCAAACTCCCAAGCCTCGTCATACTGTGATTTCAAAATGTCTAACCGCTGCGCCCCATTGGGGACCTTCATCGCTAAATAGTACGCCAGCCCCGCAACCATGCACGGCAAAAACCGGAACGGCACGTCCATTGTGTTCACACCGCCGCCTGCATCGTCAATACGGCGCATGCGCCAGTAAACCAGTTGGTACGTTGTGCTGTTGTCTGGGGTAGGCCAAACCGTCACAGACGGCAGGTTCTGTGCGTATACAGGGCTTCCGCTGATGTGCGATGCCGCAGTTGTGCTGGCCTGCCCGCGTGCGCAGTACAGGAGTTGGTTGCCTACGATGGAGCCGTAGTAGATGATCTCGGACTCAATTATTACAAACCCTGTAGTGGGAAGCCCAAGCACTGAAGCCACTGAGATTGTTGTATCCGTAGCGGAGATTGCGCTTGTCAAAACTGTGCCGATCGCTGAGCGCTCGCTGTCGAGGCGCTGCATCCACAACTGGATTGGACGGGCTTGCTGCAACTTATTTGGAATCGTGGCATAGGTAGACACACTTATGCGCGTAATGCTCAAATCGGCCTGTGTAGACGCGCTCCCGGCCCCTGTTCGGATGACAT